GTCCATAGTTGTTTTAATTGATTACTAAAAATTGTTTGAAATTCGCTTTTGTCGATAGTGCTTTTGCGGCTATCCTCATGAGTGGTTTTACCCGGCTCGATTATTCCTGTAAGATCATTGCTTCCCCAAAGTACGGCAGATAGCTCGTAGAGCTTGAACTCCGAAACGTAAAAGAAAAACCCATACCTGTCGGCAACATCTTTATTTATTTTCTCGTCATAGTGCGCTTGCCACGTCTTATAACCTTGTGCATTCGTCGGATCATCAACGGCAAGGTCTATCTTCACATACTGAAGCCCGATCGAATGTTGCTTGACAAAACCCTTTTTGTACAGGCCGTAAGTCTTCGCGTCCAGTTCCTCGTCAGGCTCTCCTACAATAGTCAGCACGTCAGCCATACCCTCTGCGTCATACCCCAACGAAGACAATGGAAACTGCTTATAGTATGCATCCTTTAACCTACCTATGATGCTGTCCGTTGTTCGTGCGTGGTTCTTTAGGAAATAGATCGTTCCACGTTTCAGGTTTTCATTGATAGACTTCGTGGCAGCCCCGGGTGCAAGGGCATCCATCTGATCGTCGATATACATACAAGTATTGGCGGCTATCTCATACGCCCCCTCTTCGCCTGCGGCTTTGTCTGCCCCCTCGCTCTTTATTAGCATCGGGTTAGAAACAACACAATCGGCTGTCTTTATGGATGCTTTCTTTAGCGTTATCAACGCCTTAGAGTTCTTCTTTAGGTATTCAAACCTGTCTTCTCTGCTGAGTTCGAGTATATTCATTTCTTTACCATTTTACCCTTGAGGGATTCTTTTATCTTTATGGCCTCGGCCAATTTTTCCTTATCCATTTTAATTTGTGTAATCGGTTAATAACTTCTTCGCCTCATCAAGGCCCATAAGGTTAGCACTTACTGCCTCATTCAACGCCTTAACCATCGCCCCTAAGGCATCGGCTTTGTCTTTCTCAGACTTCTGCATACATTCCAACATCGAGTAATCGAAGTAAAACTTATACCCTTTCGTTGAGGTATTAAAAAGCCCGTCTAACATCTCGCTTATAACTTGCGATTCAGGTATGATCGTGTCTTCGTATAGCTCTTTTTTTGCCTCTCCATAGGTCGAGTACTTAGCCGTGTCGGGCATCGAGAGCAAAGGCACAGGAACGCCAAAAGCCGAAGCAATAGCTCTATGGTCTGCATTCTCACCATCGAACAATCCCAACTGCTGAACAGACCGACCTATGTTTACCGCATCCATCGGAACACGGGCAATCATCGTGTGCCACTGCTCCCCTAACGTTCCATAGCGGGCATACTCATCTTGCAAAGCCTTTTTCTCTGCGGGGGTCATAACGGACATAATAGCGGCCGTGTCCCCGTTCTTCGGGCTTATTATCACGTCAGCCCCCCTGCGCACAATGATTGTGTTACGGGATTCAAGTGAGGCAACAATATTCTTGATCGGGTATTCTAAAGCGTCCAGCCTCGATTTTGGTTGGTAGGCATTCATTGTATTTACAGTCGAATCCCTAACCTCGGTAATAAGGTTTACATCCTCATCCTTGAGAACAAAAGACATCCCGTATAGGTTCAACGTGTAACTATCCACAATGCCGCTCTGATTATCTAAGATATTAACAGAAGTCTTGTAAGAGGGTGTAATGCACATATTCGGAATAACCACAAACCCGCTTGCCTCTTTGAATCCTAAAGGTTTAATCTTATAGATGTATGCTACCCCATAGATGCAGATCATCGTTTCGATCATCCCTAAAAATTGCGTCAGGTTCTGAAACTGATTTGGACGGCTGAGTATCTTCATATCCTTGTTAAAAGCCGAAGACGTGATAACCTGATCTTTTTCATCAACGGGGAGTATCACCCCCCTTGTCAGAGCATTTGCTCGCTTCTGTATCACGCCCTGGAGTGGCGGACAGTATCGGTACGAGTTAGTTTGAAAGTTTACACCGTCTCCAGTTATGTATCTCGCTGTGTTTGAATACAGCGCATAAACGGGACTTGTGTATGTCTGAGCATCTATAATCCTGCTCTTCTTGAATAACTTACTTATAATGCTCATCTTAATTCCTGTTCATATTGAATACTCATACCTGCCGCATCCCAAAAGTGATCAAAACCATTTTTAAGCGGCTCGTTCAATTCTATGCCGTTTACTTTCTGATAGAAGTAATTCTCCTGCTCTTTGCGTATGTGCTCACGATTAACTAAGTGTATAGAGTAGCGTTTTATTAAATCTATGCGCCACGTCACGCACCCTGCGAACTTCTTACAGTCTAAGAACACGACGTTAAGCCCATCCCTCGAAGCCCAGCCATTGAGGTCAACTTTGTTCTGAGGCTTTGCTGAATCGCAAATGACTATCCATTGCCCGGGCCGCTCATTCTTCTTTGTTTCGTAATGCTTCTTGAAGATAGTGTAAAAGTCCTCCAGGCTGTTCAGGTTCTTAACATAAATCGGGCAGTCGAAATAAAGGTTCCTACCTTTGTTGCAGCATTCAGAAAAGGCATATGTTCCTACCGTGTTGGCGTAGTCAAGCCCGTACCAGTATTTTTCCACGTCTTTTGGAAGCTCCGGAATATAAGTAACATCCGGAAATACAAGCCCCTCCATTGCGCAGCGTACACCCTGACCATATACCAACCACCGGAAGCGGTTTACTGTCCCTGATTGGATGTTCTTCAGATTCGGTCGGCGTTCCGGCTCTGGTTTTTCTAAGTCTTCAAATTCCCAGGGGCACCAGCTTTCAATGTCGTTAATTATAGTCTGCTCTAAGTGCTTGTTGTTCTTATATGTCGTTAAGGTGAAGAATGTGTTGGGCCTGCCCTCAAGATCAAAGCACCAATGGGCGGTATATTTAGGGTTCCAGTCAAAAACAGCCATCTGCCGGCAGCGCATCAAGACGTTGGATACCGGTTCTTCATCCATCTCCAGACTTTCGTTAAAAAAACAAATGTCTGAGGGCTGAGCTTCAATACCCGAGTCTAACCCTCTAAAGTAAACCTGATTGCCAAACAAATCATAATTTGGTTTCTGTCCGTAACCAACTAAAAGATCATCATCATAAACCCCGATCATCTTTAGGCACTTCTGAAATTCCTTTAGTGTATAGTCCCTACAATTCGTTAGCGTGTCTCGGTAAATATATATCTCAAGATTCTTCTGCCTGTTCTGATCGCAGATAGCAACTAAGAAATGGAAGAAGTCCCATGTCTTCCCCGACCTTGTCGATCCCTCATTACATATCGTCAGCCGCTGCCGCTCCGATTTCGGAACTAAAACAAAATGCTGCTCGTAAAGCTTGCACATTGTCCAAAAGAGCGGAGACGGATCAAAGTTCATATGTTAATTTTAGACTGTCCGAAACTGTTAATACTCTTAATTCTTTTAACTTTAATAGCCATTTTCACGGGGAAACACTTTTACCGAAGCGACGAAATGTTAAATACCCCGCAAATTCACCAGAGTGCCGTTATATTCAAGGTTGATCTTCTGTTCCTTCAGCTCAGCTCGTAATTCTTTCTTATCCGCTAAACCAAGTTTGCGGGCTACTAAGTTAGAATCATACGAACCAACATAGCCGAACTCAATGTTTTGCTGATAGATACGATTCCTTGCGCGTGCTGTAATTTCGAAATAATCTTCGTAACCTTCTTTCTCCAAATAATTATAAAAAGTTTGTGGATGAATATTAGCGTAATTACAAAGCCCCTCAATCAGGTAAGGTCTTGCGGTTGGTATTCTTATAATTTCTCCTGCTCTGTCCCCTGACTTTAGTGCTTCATTTTTGAAAAGTGGATTATTGTCGCAATAATTAAAATATTCTTCGATTATGTCTGACCATTGCTGAGGTGTGAACTTTTTTTCAGTTCCTTTGTTCCCTACTGCAAACTTATTTCCTTTTGGTGCTGGCATGGTGGTAGTTTATTTGCGCAAATTGCCAAAAATTGGTATTTATCCCTCTTTGTTCTGTTATCTTCGATTCCTGAGCTTTCCAAATCGGTTTAACGTGCTAAATTAATACACAGTTGTTGTGTTTTGCAAGTGTTTTGCTGGATTTCTTTGTTTGCTTGTGTAAAAAGTTCGGATA